GAGGTATTATAGCTTATGGAAAAACTTCTTGAATTGTTAGGAGTAAAGAAATTGGATGAAAGTGAACAGGAAGTCATCAAAGAGAAGCTACAAACTCTTATCGAAGTCAAGGCACAAGAATTATCAGAGTCTAAGTTAGATGAGGAGAAGAATAAACTTATCGAAGCTTACGAAGAGAAATTTGACGCTTACAAAGAAGACATTACTGGTAAGTTCTCAAATTTTGTTGATGAGATTCTGGAACAAGAACTACAGATTCCCGAAAAGATTTTAGAGTACGCACGTAAGGGTGAACTCTATTCAGATCTGATTGAGCAATTTAAGGTTCGTTTGGGCGTTGATGAAGGTTTGCTTGATGAGGAAGTAAAAGCACTTCTAAAAGAAGCAAGAGAAGAGATTGTTAAGCTTAGAGATGAATTAAATGAGTCCATTTCTGACAAGTTACAAACAAAACAGGACGCTACTGAATTAGCGGCAGAAGTCTATCTACATCGTAAAACCAGCGGCTTGACTGAAAGCCAGAAAAAGCATGTTCTTGAAATGCTTGATGGTGTTACCGATAGAGAAGAGATTGATCGTAAATTTGAAGTCATCGTTGAAGCCTATAACGGAAACGGTAAAAACGGAGATGAAGAGGATGACGAAGATGACGAAGAAGACGATGAAGACAAAAAAAAGAAAAAGAAAGACATGAAAGAACAGGAAGAGGAAGATTCGGCAGAAGACGAAAAAGAAGATGCTGATGAAAAGAAAAAGAAAAAGAAAAAAGAGATGAATGGAAAGGGAAAAGTTGACGGAGAAAAAGAAGACATGAAGGAAGAAGACAATTCTCCTTTTGCTCAACATCTCAAAGGTTATGTGAATATTCTAAAAGAGAATAAAATAGTTTAAGAGTAGTAAAAATAGTACAGGAGGAATTTAAATATGAATATTAATGATCTGGTTAAAAAATGGGATGCAGTACTCTCAGAGGGTAAAGCTATTACTTCTGATAAGGTAAGAAAAGCTACTGCTGTCATGCTTGAAAACCAGCATAACTTTTTGATGGAAGGAGTTACTTGGAGTGGTGCGCCTGGTGGTAACGATGCGGTAGGAACTGGAGATGGTAGAGGATTGGCTAATTGGCCTACTTCTGGTATGTTCAATAAAATCGCTGTACCGATGGTAAGACGTACATTCCCTGAACTCGTAGCTCATCAGTTAGTTGGTGTTCAGCCGTTGACAGGGCCAGTTGGTCTTGCTTTTGCTTTACGTTTTAGAGCAGGAACAACCGCTGGTAGTTATACTGCCAATGTGACCGAACTTGGTTACAATACCATTGATTCAACTTACTCAGGATCATATATTACTTCCGCTGGTGAAGCTTTAGGTTCTAAAGCTGGATCTGGTGTAGGAAATGATATTGGTTTGGGTGTTGGAACAGGGGTACATATTAGAGAAGTAAACTTGACCGTTGAAAAAACTCAGGTCGAAGCGAAGACTAGAAAGCTTAGAAGTCGTTGGTCTTTAGAGATCGCACAAGACTTAAAGGCTATGCATGGTCTGAATCTTGAAGAAGAAATGATGGACATCTTGGCGTATGAAATTACGCAGGAAATTGACCGTGAACTTATTGCGGCTATTGACGCTACTGTACGTGGCGTTGCTGGTTACGATACTACATGGGATTTTGAGAATTCTGCACAAGGCGTTAAGGGTCGTTGGGAGATGGAGCGTTATCGTGAACTCTATCATAACATCATCAGAAAGACTCAAGATATCGCAATCAATACTCGTAGAGGATCTGCCAATTGGATTGTAGGAAGTCCAAGAGGTGTAGCTATTCTGGAAACATTAGCGGCTTTTGCTATCGCTCCTGTTCCTGGTGACGTTACAACTCAGCCTACAGGTGTTTCACGAATTGGTTCTCTTGACGGAAGACTCGTAGTTTATAGAGATACTTTCGAAAGTAGAGATCAGTTTATCCTTGGTTACAAAGGGCCGAGCGAGTATGATACTGGTGTTATCTATCTGCCGTACATTCAGTTGTTAGCAAGTAGAGCAGTATTTGAAAACTCTTTCCATCCGACAGTTGGTTTGATGAGTCGTTATGCGATCCACAACCACTTATTCGGGGCAAGAGAATTCTACCAGTTGATTCGACTAACTAATATACCGCAATAATAGACGGTGTATGAATAAGTAAAAGTAAAAGGGC